TTAACCATTGATGTCATAGATAAAAGAGACAAAAAATGAGTAAAACGGTAGGACAATTATGGGATACCTCATGCAGTAAAACTGGATAACAATTTTTAAAAGCAAACCCTGAGTGTTGATAAAATCCACGGTAGAGTCCGCTTCTCGCTCATAACAGACCATTTCCTCACTAAGCCCTGCCATCGGCTTTCATCCGTTGATATTTAGCTTTCAAAAGCTCCGCCGGTGTCGGCCCTTTCGGAGCAACTGGCGCAGCCAACGCCCTACTAACAGGAGGAATCGGCTTCCCGGCTAGCACCCGCTTTTCCCACCTATCCAGAATATCACCGGCCTCACGCTCAAGCTCTTTGTGACTGAGTTGGCCATCAGTTCCGCGACGCCGCAGTTCGAGGCAAATGTGATAATAAACCGGCTTAGGCCACGGATACTGCTCGCTGTTCGGGTAACGAAATACCAGCTTACGCCACTTCCAGTATTCAGCCATCACGTCAGCGGTGGTGATCCCCAAAACGCAGCGCCCTTCCCTGCACCACTTGATGAACTGGCCTGCCGAAGGCAGGAATGGGCGTTCCTGGCGTCGCACCATGCGCATGCCCGCTTCAACCTGTTCCATGGTCGTGATCCCGTTTTCTTTGAAGGCCAGCACCCACTGCCGGCGGATCTCGTTCACGTCTTCCTGACTGCGATTAACCAGGCTTGCCGGAAACGCGGCCGCCAGCTGTACGAATAGCCCGTTGATAATCTGCGCCACCTGCTGCTTTTGTTCGCGCTCGGTGTACTGCTCAGGTAGGTTGTGCGCCACACGGCGAGCCTGTTCCCGGTCAAAATTGCGAATGCTCTCGGCAAGATTTTTCATTCCAGCACCCCGTCAATCCAGTCGGTGTTATGCAGGTCAATGCCGCCCCGGGATGGCTTTGCCGTTCCGGTTGCACGCAGCCGCTTCGTGGTGAGCTGATCCCACTGTTTGCGAAGACTCGAAGGGCTCAGGATGTTGTCTTTCCAGAACTCATCCCGGTTAGCCCACTGGAACAGGTCACAGATTTCGTAGTGAGTACGCTTGTCCTGGGCACGCATCAGCCTTATGGTGTTTGCCCATTCAGCCCAGTTGGGTTCGGATAGCGATGCGTTGACGGTGAGAAGCCTGTCGTAAATCCAGCGTGCGGCCTTGAGGTCGTCAGCGGATCCCCATGATTTACCTGCAGGGGTGTATATCCCGGCGGCTGCTTCTGGATGGCGTGAGAGAAACTTTTGAGTTTTCTGGTTTCGGGATTCCTCAGAATTCCGAGACGAGGATATTTTAATATTGTTCTTGTTATAGTCTTGGGTGTCTACCGTTTCCGGGAAGGTTTTTCCCGTTTTCGGTAACACTTTTCCCGATTTCGGGAAGACTTTTCCCGTTTTCGGCTTGTCTAAAATCCAGGCAGAAAGGTCAGTATTTATACCGACCGTTTTCATCACGCCCTGCTTCTGACTGAAGATAATTTTGCGTTCTGCGAGTGATTTAAGCGCATCCGAAACGTGGGAATCACTCAGCCCTGTAAGCTCGGCGATCACCGTGTTCGTAACGCGGTCCTGTTTCTTGTTCCAGCCGTAGGTAAGCCAGATCACCGCCTCAAAACACTGCCATTCCCGACCTGACATTCTCAGACGAGGCTTGAGCTGTTGGATCTCGTTAGCGACCTTGGTATACCCGTTCGACAGGTCGGCCATACGACCTCCCGGTTGTTCGCTTCTGTGGGGGAAATTGATAATTTCAGCTGTATTTGACATACTTAGCTCCGCAATTACACTCCGTTTTTGCATCTGAAAGCCGTTGGTGTTCGAGCACCGCGGCTTTCGCCTTTTCTGAAGTCTTCACATTGCCCCCAGCATGGTGGTGACCATCGCCAGCAGCGGCGCCGTAAGGTCCGGATCGACGCGGAACATCTCAAAAATCCCCTCGCCTAACTCCTTCAGCTTTTCCTTCTTTGGTGCATCGAGCATCAGCGCTTGCTTCGCCTCACTCACCTCTTTTTCCAACCTGGCCATCCGGTAGGCAAACGAGTCGTTCTTTACGACACGGTCGCGGTACCGAATCGGTAATACAGACATGATCGCAGGCACCAGCTGTTCGACGTTCTTTCGGTAAGATGCAGAGTCTTCTTTGTTATCCAGCCAGCGGAACAGCTTCACGTTCCAGACATCGGCCTGGCCAGAGAAATCCACGCCATCAAGTTGAAGTTCTTCCGCCGCGTCTTGGATTTGAAGCGCAACAGCTACGCGCCCTTCTGCCGCAGCCCAAGCTCGGACCGCAGAGCAAATATCGCGATGATCAATATCCTGCGCTGCCGATTCGCTTTGATGACACGGGAATATCATTGGATTAGAGGAAGCTCTGCTACTCTGTTGAAATGAAACAGTTTGCATTGTTAAGGCTCCTGTTTAGGTAAACCATCAGTGTTGTTTGGATAGAGATCTGGCCGTAGTTCGTGTGGAGTTACTCCAGTAACCCCATAAACTTGCAGGACGCGATCCGCAGGCACACCTTTACGGCGCCACTGCGAAACAGCCATTTTTGATACGCCAATCAAAGCGCCAAGCGCACTGGCAGAACCAGAGCGGTTAATTGCATTTTCTATACCATTCATGAGACCTCCTTAAGCGAGCAAAGTAAAGCATTGATTTACCATAAAGTCAATAATCACCTGCCTATCGAGAGGTAAAGCTATTGTTTACAATCAATCTATGAATAAAAAAGATCCTAATCAGAGCCTGATTGCCAGGCTGACCGAATTAAACGTAAAGGGCTTCTCAAAGACTGAGATGGCAAAGGTTGCTAATGTCAGTAAGCAGGCGGTGACCGGGTGGTTTCGAACCGGCAAGATGAGTAAGGAATCTGCTTTGGCTGTAGCCGATGCAGCCGGTGTATCAGTTCCTTGGTTACTTGGCGAAGAAGTTGGTGAAAAAGATGGCCTTAAACCTGATGAACGGCGACTCCTGGAACTCTATCGTCAGCTTCCTGAAGAAGAGCAAAAAAATATGCTCCGCATATTTTCGATTCGTCTGAAAGAGTTAGATGAGCTTTACGAAAAATACATGAAAGGTCGTATCCGGTCACAGGACGATTGAAGCCATCCAAGAGCAATTCCGGGGCCTCAACTATGTGCTGTTTTGCCCTGATTTTAGGTTGTTTAGTGATGTTGCCCCATATTGAAAGCCTAATATAATTGACGGCAGCGCTACCCTAATCAACAATGCAGTTATGATGTTTTGGATTAATTTTCCCAGGGGATAGCATGGCCGTTGTTGAACTTCAGTTGTCCAAAGTGATGATTGAGTGGATAGCAAGCTCCCAAGGACTCTCTCTCGAGGCCCTTGGAGAGCAAGTCATGCCGAAAAATTCTAATAAATTCCTGAATGGGATTGTGAGCAAATCTGGAGCGGAAAAGCTTGCTAAAATTGGTGGGGTTCCTTTTGGATTCCTTTTCCTCGACACTCCGCCAAAACCAGAAGTACCTAAAATTCCTGATTTACGACAGACACTTGATACTCAATCCTTGGGTAGAAACTTCTTTGATGTTTATCATGATATTGAATATAAGCTTGAATGGTATAAAGAGTATTTGAAAGAGAACGGTAGTGACCAAGAGCTTAAGTTTATAGGTAAATTTAAATACAGTAAAAACTTAGCTCATGAGATTGTGGCTCAAGATATTGTCACTACTATAAAATTTAATGTTCAAAAAGAAATAAAAGCCGTAACTATAGATAGTTATTTTTCCAAAGTTTCCAAATTGATAGAAAACGCAGGCATTTTAGTTTTTAAAAATGGTGTTGTTGGCAACAACACCAACAGGAAATTAGATACTCGGGAATTCCGAGGATTTTGCATAGCAGACAACATTGCACCAATAGTGTTCGTAAATGCCTCAGATGCATTGTGTGCCCAAGTATTTACCTTATTCCACGAAGTTGCTCATCTCTGGTTGGGAATTGAGGGTATTTCTGGATGGGATACAGAAAAAAGTATAGAAGCTTTTTGCAACAAAGTAGCTGCAGAAATACTAATGCCTCGGAATTTGTTCTTATCCTCTTGGAATGTAAATGACGTAGAAGATGATATCTATAGGGTTAAAGATGTATCTCGTCAATTTAAAGTCAGTAATTATGCCTGTGCAATCAGGGCATTACAGCTGGGTCTTATAGATGAAAGCACTATCGCTGTTATAAAACATGAAGCTAATAACAAACCCAAAAAAGAATCTTCTGGTGGTTCTTTCTTTAACACGCTTCCTGTACGTAATAGCTACAAATTGACTAACATAATTGTTTCTCGCGCAATGTCCCAGCAATTGCCCCTACGAGAAGCTGGCGTCCTGCTGAATGTAAGAGCAGATACTATAGTTGATTTTCATAAAAATAGAGAATCCCTATGACTTCAAATGGGAAATTTTTGATCGATAGCAATGTCTTCATAGAAGCTAAAAATTTCGCTTACAACTTTAATTATTGTAAGATGTTTTGGGATTTTATTCTTGCTATGCATAGTAAGGGATTTGTCTACAGCATCAACGCTGTAAAGAAAGAACTTTGTGTTAAAGAAGATCCACTATGTCTCTGGATTAAAGATGAAATTCCGTTATCATTCTTTGAAAATGAGCTCACATCAATCACGAATTATGCCAAGCTTATAAATTGGGCTATGACTTTAGATGTCACACCGAAGGCCAAAAGTGATTTTGCGAATCAAGACAAAGCCGATGCGTTCTTGATTGCTCACGCAATGACTCATGGATTTACGATTATAACTCATGAAAGACCTTCTGGTGGCACTCCTAAAAAACGCATTATGATCCCAGATGCTGCTGCAATACATGGGGTCAAGACTCTTACGCTTTACGAATTCCTACCAACGTATGCAAGCCATAATTTTTCACTAAAATAAAAATTTTATCACCCATCGCGTCGGAACGACTTCCCTACCCCTTTCAGCTGAATCAGGCAGTTAAGATCTGCTACTCAAACTCCTCTCCCCCGTCAATCGGTCGGTTTTTGTGCTTTCTATTCACTTTTACTGGCTCGCAACCATCAAAGTAAAGCATAGCTACACCCTCAAATACCTCCTAACTTGACTAAAAAGTAAAGTGATGATTTACTATCATCACCAAGACGCACTACAAACCACCAAGGCAGGACGCCCACGAAGTAGCCGCCGACGGCATACGAACAGTCGGATGAGGTGGAGAGATTAACGCGCATCAGGTGTAAACGTTCCGCTGGCCGGCGATAAGGCAAACGAGGGTGAGAATGATTGATTTCGCACGCAAACCAGGGCGGCAACAGGCCGTGAAACTGAACCTCTTCGAGGTGATTCTTCGCCGCTTATGTTATCTGCTGGCGCAAAAGGGGAATCCAGATGTGTAACTCAACGAAATGCGGGTACTGCGGCAAGCCGGTTGAACCGGAGAAGGTAGTAAAAAGTACCCTTCTCTATCGCAACGGCTCACAGCTGGCGCGCAAAGAAAAAGAATACTGCTCTGGGCGTTGTGCTTCGTACGACCAGATGGCCCACGAGGCATAACGTAAAAGCCGCGCAAGGCGGCCCGTACGTCCGGTGCTCCCGACCAAAGTTACACCGGAAAACTACTTAAAAAACCAAAGTTCACCCAATGGGCGCTATCTCTGGCCCGGGGATCTTACATCCAAAAAAGAGGATCTCACATGGAATTTTTCTATGTAGTTAAGGCTACGCAGAAATCTGGCAAAGAAGACGCAGTGATTTGGTTCACTGCTAAATCAGAAGCCCGTGCCAACCTACAGCTCGATGTTGAGCTGGAAGATGCTGGTATTGAAACCGGACGCGGTAAGGATTACGCCAAACCGGTTCGCACCGATTTCCCTGTTTACAACGATCTGCCTGAAGAAAGCACAGTGGATTACACCTGGTGCAAACGCTACGAACTGCAGGACGATGGACGCACGTGGCTGCCAAAGGCTGGTACTGAGTCGACTGGTGCCGTGGACAACACTGCCGCACCGGAACAGACCGTTAAAGTCGAAACTACTGTCGAGAGTGTCCCGCTTGAAAACCGCACTCCAGCGGTCCGCTTTGCCGTCCACCTGACCAGCGACAAATACCAGTCACATATCACTAAAGAGCAGCAGCTGGCTGCCAGCGAAATGTCATTGGATGAAGACAACACCTATCTCCAGAAACTGCTGCTGGCGAAGAACGACATCCCTGAAGTTGCCGAACTCAGCCTGAACGCTGAGTGGAAACTGGTTCAGGCGATAAAGCAGGTCTTCGCGCCAGATGAAACGCACGAAGCTGAAGTTATCGCTGCATTCATGGCTGACTGGACGAGAGCAGATGCCGGCGACCGCAATCAGTTAGTTGAAGAGTGGAGAAGCGGAAAGCTTACACTTCTCAAATCAAAAAGCACCAGCAACTCCGACGTTACAACCGTTCAGGTTCTGGAACCTGATAACGGTATACAGATTGACGAGAATGATGACGAAACCACTCGTTATCCAGTCGTGCGTATGCCGTTCCGGAAGCAGCTACTCGCCCAGTTCACCGGTGAAGAACTGCGCCACCACTTAACCCGCGAAGAATACGAAGGTATCAGCGCGCTGGAGATGGACACTGACAACAGCTATGTCCAGAACCTGCTGCTGGCGGCAGAAAACTGCGAAGAGGTGAAGGGTTACGATACCAAAGACCTGTGGCGCTATACCGACGCCATTCGCAAGGTGTTCAGCCAGGAGAAGCGTAACGAACTCGCTTTGGTTCTCCGATTCACCAGAATCTGGGCGGCGACTGATTATATTGACCGTGGCATTCTCGTTCGCGAGTGGGCAGCGGGTAATCGCATCAGTAATGTCCAGCGCACAGATTCTGGTACCAATGCCGACGGTGGCTATGTAACGGATCGCGGCGAAGGCGCGCACCTTACTCTGGACACTCTCGATCTTGAAATCGCATGTGCCCTACTGCCTATGGACTTCCACCACTTCGAAATTCCTTCGAGCGTGTTACGACGTGCCAAAGAAATCGTGGCTAAGAAAGAAGAGCCATGGAAATCATGGAGCGCCATCTTGCGTAATCAGCCGGGCGTACTAGCGGTGAACCGTGCGGCAATCTTCAATCTGATCCGCATCGCACCAGAAAACATTCATCACACGCCAGCGGCTCATCTTGAGTTTGTGAATAAAACCATGACGGCTGAGTTTAACTCTGCTGTGGAGTTGCTGCCGCTGTCTACTCCGGCTGTTGAGACCGAAGCACCTGTTGAACAACCGCAGGTTGAAAATCTCGGCAGCGGCATGTTCTCCATCGATGGCCTGATGTGTGGAAATACCGAACCGGTCATCAATACCTCCTCAAATGATGTTCAAAAAACGGAAAACGCAGCGGAGACCACCAGCAATGTGCAGATGGAAACGACTCAGCCAGAGAAAGTCGAAAATACTGATCCGGTACAACCAGGCGAAGGCGCTGATGCAGCTGATACGCAAGCAGTTACCGTAGCACCAGCAGAGATACTTGCCGCTGCCGCGCCAAGCCTGGCGAATCAGGAACAGGCGAGCGTTGACCATAAAACAGATTCAGCCAGCCAGAATGGCGTTCCTGCACACCAGAATGAGCCAGAACCGGCACAAAGCGAGCCAGAACTGCAGCAGGGAGAACCAGCTGTTGAATATCCTGCTTATTTTGAGCCAGGCCGCTATGAAGGTCTGCCGAACGAGGTTTACCACGCCGCCAACGGTATCAGCTCCACCCAGGTGAAGGATGCCCGCGTGTCGCTGATGTATTTCAATGCGCGCCACGTTGAGAAAACCATAGTCAAAGAGCGATCCGCGGTGCTGGACATGGGTAACTTGGTACATGCGCTGGCGCTGCAGCCTCAACAACTGGACGCAGAATTCAGCGTTGAACCGGTAATCCCGGAAGGCGCATTCACAACGGCCGCGACCCTGCGCGCCTTTATCGATGAGTACAATGCCAGCCTGCCGGTGCTGCTAAGCGCGGACGAGATTAAAGCGTTGCTTGAAGAACATAATGCAGCCCTTCCCGTTCCAGTGCCGCTTGGCACGAGCCTGGAAGAAACGGCTCAAAGCTATATGGCTCTCCCTGTTGAGTACCAGCGTATTGAAGAAGGCCAGAAGCAGACAGCAACAGCAATGAAGGCATGCATTAAAGAGTACAACGCCACCCTGCCCGTGCCGGTTAAAACCAGCGGCAGCCGTGATGCGTTACTTGAGCAATTAGCAATCATCAATCCAGACCTGGTGGCGCAAGAAGCGCAGAAACCGACACCACTGAGAGTGTCCGGTACCAAAGCAGACATGATCCAGGCAGTTAAATCAGTTAAGCCCGATGCCATCTTCGCCGACGAACTGCTGGATGCCTGGCGCAACAACCCTGGCGAAAAGATATTGGTTACCCGCCAGCAGTTGGCCACAGCGCGGGCAATTCAGTCTGCACTCCTGGGGCACCCGACCGCCGGCATGCTGCTGACACATCCAAGCCGCGCCGTTGAAGTGAGCTACTTCGGCTTTGACGACGAAACAGGTTTAGAGGTGCGTGTACGCCCCGATCTCGAGATTGAACTGGACGGCGTGCGCATCGGTGCTGACCTGAAAACCATCAGCATGTGGAATGTGAAGCAAGAAAGCCTGCGCGCCAGGCTGCATCGGGAAATCATTGACCGGGACTACCACCTCAGTGCGGCTATGTATTGCGAGACCGCGGCGCTGGACCAGTTCTTCTGGATTTTCGTCAACAAAGACGAGAACTACCACTGGATCGCCATCATTGAGGCGTCAACCGAACTGCTGGAACTGGGCATGCTCGAGTACCGCAAAACGATGCGCGCCATTGCCACAGGTTTCGATACGGGAGAGTGGCCAGCGCCGATCACTACCGATTACACAGATGAACTGAACGATTTCGACCTGCGCCGCCTCGAAGCGCTGCGCGCTCAGGCTTAAGGGGGGATTTATGAATAATACAAACGTTACCGTTGCTGACCAGAACACCGTTATTAACTCCAACGTGGCTTTGTTCGATTCCCAGTATCTGAACGCCATCAGCACGTTTGCGCAGATTATGGCCCAGGGCACCGCTACTGTTCCTAAGCACCTGCAGGGCAATCAGGCCGACTGCATGGCTGTAGCGATGCAAGCGGCTCAGTGGCAGATGAATCCCTTTGCCGTGGCGCAGAAGACGCACCTGATTAACGGTGTGCTCGGGTATGAAGCGCAGCTGGTTAATGCCGTAATTTCACGCAGCGGCGTGCTGGCCAGCCGCTTAGAATATGAATGGTACGGACCATGGGAAAAGGTTGTTGGGAAATTCCATATCCGTGAAGGCGACAAAGGCGAGTACCGCGTCCCGGGCTGGGCCCTGGCTGACGAAGCCGGGATCGGCATTATTATCCGCGCAACCCTGAAAGGTGAAGATCAGCCAAGGGAACTCGATTTGCTGCTGGCTCAGGCCCGAACCCGAAACTCTACCCTTTGGGCTGACGACCCCCGCCAGCAGCTGGCATACCTGGCCGTCAAACGCTGGGCGAGACTGTTCTGCCCGGATGTGATTCTGGGCGTTTACACCCCTGATGAGCTCGATGAACGACGAGTAGAACGAGAGGTAAACCCTGCAACGGCGCAGCACGTTAGCCTTGCAGACATTTCAGGTGACAACGTCACTACCACTCAAACGGCTCAGGAATCAGCTCAAAACATCGATGCACTTGCTGATGATTTTCGTGACCGCATCGAGGCGGCTCAGGATGTGGATAGCGCTAAAGCTCTGCGCGCAGATATTGAAACCGTGAAAGCAACGCTGGGTTCTGCCCTGTTCACTGAGCTGAAAAACAAGGCCGTGAAACGTTATTACCTGGTTGATGCACGGAACAAAGTCGAAGCAGCCATCAATTCCTTGCCACCTTCAGATGAACCCGAGGCAGCTGCGCGGTTCGTAGAGGTAGAGCGCGTTCTTGCATCGTCTAAACGCCATCTGGGCGACGAATTGCATGGTCAGTTCAGCATCACCCTGGCGGATATGAAACCGGAATACGTGGACTAACGAGATCGGGAGGGGAACCCCTCCCTTAAGGAGAAGAAATGCGGCTGATTAATCGAGGCAGTAAGCAATCCCCTTTGGCTCGCCAGGCATGTGAAATCGCACTCGCAGCCCACCAGCAAAGATACGGTGACTATGGGCGCAGCAAGATGAAAGAGACTTATACGGTGAGAGTGGAAGGCGTGAAGGTCTGGGTTGAAGTGGTCAACTGCAAGGCAAGCTACGTGGCCACAGCAATGACCGGCATGCGCCGACTGCGTTCCCTGCCCGGCCAGGCAAACTGAAACTGAAATATCAACGACTACAGACCGGCATATCTATACTCATGCCGGTTACCTGAGGTGAACCATGTCGCAGGTAATTTTTAACGAAGAATGGGTTGTTGGCGCAAGGCTCACAGAAAAAACAGGCCTGACCGAACGACAGATTGAGAAGTATCGTCAGGGCTGTTGGGTGGAAGGTGTCCATTTTAAACGGGTATCCCCATCTGGAGAAAAAACCTTGCGTGGCACAACCTGGTATAACTATCCGAGAATTAATCAGTTAATAAGGGATGCGTAAGATGGCAGCTTTGCCTACAGGTGTCGAAATCAGAAACAATAAGATTTGTATCTGGTTTATGTACCGGGGAAAGCGTTGCCGCGAAATTCTCAAAGGTTGGATTAACACCCCGGCGAACATCAAAAAAGCCGGGAATCTTCGGGCTGTGATCGTTAGTGAGATCAACCTTGGAGAGTTTGATTACCACCAGCGCTTTCCTTCATCGTCCAGAGCAAAAAAAACCGTAACAACTGTTTCAGTTCAAACCTTTTCAGAGCTGTGTGAACTGTGGACGAGCATTAAAGAAACCGAAATTAGCGCGAACACGATGCGCAAGACGCGCTCACAACTCGGTACGTTAATGCACATCATCAACGGAGATACGCCTGTTTCAACTATACGCCACAGCGACATTCTCAAATACAGGAAGGAGCTGTTGAACGGTGAGACACTTTACCTGGTAAATCCCAGAAGCAACAAACAGGGACGCACTGTGCGTACCGTGAACAACTATATATCGCTACTATGCTCCCTTCTTCGGTTTGCACACAAATCCGGCTTTATCAGTGGCAAGCCCTTTGAAGGGATCAAGAAACTACACAAAGGGAAAGTAAAACCGGATCCTTTAACGAAGCAGGAGTTCAGTTTGCTTGCGGAATCCGAGCGTGGCCAAAGCCTCAATATGTGGACGTTCGCAGTTTATACTGGTGTCCGTCATGGGGAGCTTGCAGCTCTTGCCTGGGAAGATATCGACTGGGAAAAAGGTACGGCTCATATACAGCGCAATCTTAATGCCTTGGGCATGTTCGGCCCACCAAAAACCGAAGCAGGTAACCGGGTTATAACCCTTTTAGAGCCGGCGCTTGAAGCCTTGAAAGCACAGCGAAAGCTAACAGCGCTGCAGCCGAAAACCGAAATTGTCTTTAATCATCGCGAGTATGGCGCAGTGGAACATCAAAGCCTGCGATTCGTTTTCATACCCCGGATGCGTAAAGGAGAACAGAAAGCCTACTACTCTTTATCGAGCATCGGTGCGAGATTCAACGCAGCTGTAAAACGTGCTGGTATTCGCCGCCGGAATCCGTACCATACGCGGCATACTTTTGCCTGCTGGCTGTTATCTGCCGGCGCTAACCCGTCTTTCATAGCCAGCCAGATGGGGCATGAAAACGCGCAAATGGTCTATGAAGTCTACGGTGCGTGGATTGAAGAAATGAATGGCGAACAGGTGCTGATGCTTAACGATAAGCTGGCACGCTGA